ATCGGGGAAATTTGACTGGCTAACCCGGTGCGAAGCGTACGACAAGGACATCGACCAGCGCTCACGCCAGGCACAGGAAGAAGCGGTCATAAAGATGCGAGAAGACCACGCGCTGCTGGGGGCGCAGATGATAAGAAAAGCCACAAAGCGTCTCCTTGTTATCCCGGAGGACCAAATATCCGCCGGCGATTTGATAAGGCTCGCAGACGTCGGGGTAAAAATCGAGAGGTTAAGTCGAGGCGAAAGCACCGAGAACCAGAACGTCAGCGGAACGCTGGCACACCAGGGAACGGTGAAGGTTTCCGTCGAAACGCAAGCCAACCTAAAAGACCTCTCGGACGAGGAGCTGGCACAGCTTGAACAATTACTGGGAAAAATACATCCAAAGTCCGGCGTTTGATGCCGGCGCCCTGCAGCACGCCATACAGCGAGAGCGAGCAGAGCGAAGCCTTGACGCATTCATTCAGCAGGCGTGGAGCGTTATCGAGCCAGGAACCACCTACATAGACAACTGGCACATCGGTCTCATAGCCGAACACCTGCAGGCAGTCAACGACGGAGAACTCCGCCGCTTGATTATAAACATACCACCCCGACACATGAAATCCATCGAAGCCACCGTCTGCTACCCAGCGTGGACGTGGACAAAGCGACCGGAGAAGCGCTTCATCAAAGTATCGTACAGCGACAGCCTCTCCCGAAAGCACAACATCCTATCGAGAGACATCATCCGAAGTCCGTGGTACCAGGAGAACTGGGGCGACCGTTTCACTTTGAAGGAAGACGTGAACCGCCAGAACGAATTCGAGAACAACCATCACGGAATGATGTACTCCACATCCGTCGGCGGTGCGATTACCGGTAACGGTGCGGACGTTATCATCATTGACGACCCGCAGAACCCACTCATGGCGAACAGCGAGACGGAGAGACAGAACAGTATCGACTTCTTCAAAAACACGCTGCAGACCCGACTAAACGACCCGAAGACCGGCGCATTTATCATCATAATGCAGAGGCTCCACGAAAACGACCTCACCGGATACATTCTCTCGGAACAACTCGGATACACCCACCTGTGCCTCCCGGCAGAAGCGCCAGAGCGCACAATTATAACCTTCCCCAAATCCGGACAGCAAATCATCCGGGAGGAAGGCGATATATTGAACCCGCAAAGGTTCGACAACGAAGTCCTCGCAGGACTTAAAAAGAGCATGGGAAGCCTGCAATACGCGGGACAATTCCAGCAGGTACCGGCACCGGCAGAAGGTGTCATATTCAAGCGAGAATGGCTGCAGTCCTTCTACAAGGACGGAGCTGCGCCAACCACGACCGACATCCAGTCGTGGGATATGGCATTCACAAAGAGTGAAGGCTCGGCAAAGGTCGCAGGCTTCGTCATGGGACGCAAGGGCGCCGACATTTACATCAAGGACCTGGTAAACGACAAGATGACCTTCACGGAATCGGTGGCAGCGGTGCGAACCCTGTCGGGCAAATGGACCAGAGCCAGAGCGAAGGTCGTCGAGAACAAGGCGAACGGACCCGCCATCGTTGACCTTTTGAAGAAGGAAATACCCGGAATGGTTGAATTTAACCCAAAAGGAAGCAAGGAAGAACGTGCAATAAGCGTAACGCCTTACTTTGAAGCCGGCAATATTCACTTCCCAGACCCGAAAACGCATCCGTGGGTCCACGATTTAATCAAAGACCTTTTGATATTCCCGAAGGGAACCTTCAAGGACACCACAGACGCCCTGGTTCAAGGTATTTTATACTTGATGGACAAACCGACAACGTCCGGACCGCCAACGTCCACAGCGCTGACAAAAAGCAGTTACTGGCGCGGAAAATAAGGCGAACATCATACAAGCACCGTGCAAGCATTATAAAAGCACACAACAAAAATTGCCTTAAACCTTAAACCTTAAACCTTAAACCGATTACCGATATACCTCAAACCTTACAAAAGGCAGACAGCACCCTATCGGGTGCATTTGCATACAAACCCGAAAGAAAGGAGGACACAATCCAATGGGCAATACCCTAAAAGAACTCGGTCGCCTCGGACAGAAACGATACGGCGGCTTTTTTTACGAAGAATTCCTCAAGGAATTACAAGGCAAGCGCGGAATCGCGGTCTATAAGGAGATGAGCGAGAACGACGACACCATCGGCGCAATACTCTTCTCCATCGAAATGCTAATCCGCCAAGTTTCGTGGGACGTGCAAGCCGGAGGAACGGAAGCAGCAGACGAAGAAGCGAAGGACTTCATTCTGTCGTGCATGGACGACATGAGCGACACCTGGAGCGACACCATCAGCGAAATTCTCTCCTTCCTCACTTACGGATGGAGCGCACACGAAATCGTCTACAAGCGCAGATGCGGAAAGAACAGAGACCTTCGCCTCCGCAGCAAGTACACCGACGGACTGATAGGCTGGCAGAAGTTACCCATCCGAAGCCAGGACACCCTATACGAATGGCAGTACGACGACAACGACAACATTCGAGGCATCATACAGAACCCGCCTCCCGATTTCGGATTTATCGAAATACCGGTCGAGAAGCTCCTGCTTTTCAAGACCAAGAGCCGCAAGGGCAACCCGGAAGGGCGCTCAATTCTCCGCAACGCGTACCGAGACTGGTACTTCAAGCGCAGAATACAGGAAATCGAAGGCATAGGCATCGAAAGAGACCTCGCCGGCTTCCCTGTTTTGACCGCACCCGAAGGGCTGGACATTTGGAACGCCGAGGACCCGGAAATGGTGGCAATTAAGAACGCCGCCGAAGCCATAGTGCAGAACGTGCGCCGCGACAGCCTCGAAGGACTGGTCGTGCCGAACGGATGGGAGATGAAACTACTCTCAACCGGAGGACAGCGCCAATTTGATACCGGCAAGATTATCGAAAGATACGACAGCCGAATGGCAATGACCTGCATGGCAGACTTCATCCTTCTGGGACACCAGAACGTCGGCAGCTTCGCTCTTTCAAGCGACAAAACGAAGATGTTCAGCATGGCAATAGGCGCATACCTCGATATTATCTGCGAAGTTTTCAACAACCAGGCAATACCGGCACTTATTGACATAAACGGCGACCACTTCTCCGGAATCACAGACTACCCGCAGCTGACCCACGGCGACGTGGAAGACGCGGACCTCGAAAAACTCGGCGATTACATCAGCAAGATGATAACCTGCGGAGCATTGGTACCGGACGAAGGGCTGGAAGACTTCGTAAGAGAGCAGGCAGGAATGCCGGAACGTCTCGAAGACTGGGACGACGCCGAAGACACATCCGCCAGCAACGGAGGAACAGACACAAACGGCAACCAACAGAACGCCACAACTACACCGCCCACCGACGAACCGCCAGACGGTACCGTCGGAGGCACAGCAGCCGAGGACGCAAAAGACCTCGAAAAAGCCAGAGCCGCACGACAACGGCTGGGGAGGCGAGACGGATGATGAAGCATACACGCAAACCACAACGGCTGGTAAAAGCCAAGACGAAGGCGCAGTATAATGCCCTTCACCGTCTCAATTCCTTTATTAACCGCAACAACCGAAAACTGGTGCGTTTTCTTATTTCGACCTGGAAAGACCAGAGCGCAGCAATTACCTACAAGGAACTGCGCGAATCCATCCTCGTCGGAACGCTCACAGAGGAAACCTTCAAAGAGTGGCAGAACGACTACGTCGTATTTTTTAACCGCTACCTCAAGGACATCCTCGCAAACGCAACCACCGCCGGAGGCAAAGAACTCGCGGCAGCACTTCTCTCCGGGAAGGACTTATACAAGCCTATGCTCACTGGCATAGACAACTGGATAACCGTCCACGGAGCCGAATGGATAACCCAGATGTCGGATGAAGCGAAAGAAGCCGTATCGTCAATGATACAGTACACCGCCAAAGGCAATATGACCGTTGACGAACTCGCGAGAGTTATCCGCCCGACCATAGGGCTGACCGAACCGCAGAGCATCGCCAACGTTCGCTTTTATGAAGAAACCAAAAAGCGACTGAAGGAGAAACTCATGGAGGCAAACCCCACCATGAAGGAAACCACAGCCGAGCGCCAGGCGGCAAAGCGTGCGCGTGAATCCGCCCTCCGATATGCCGGAAGGCAACACAGAGAACGCGCCCAAATGATAGCCGAGACGGAACTCGCCTACGCCTACAACAAAGGCGCAGACGATGCAATTCACCAAGCCCAGGACGAAGGACTACTGCCGAGAATGAAAGCAAAATGGAGTACAGCAGCCGATGAAGGCGTGTGCGGCATTTGTGCGGCTCTCGACGGCGTGGAAATCGACCTCGGCGACAGTTTCGACTACAAAGGCAAAGTCCTCTACGGAGGACAGAAGCAAACACCACCGGCACACCCGCGCTGCAGATGCGCGATTTGCTACGTGGAAGCAGACGACTAACACGAAAGGAGCCACAGGTCATGGAACAAGGAACTATCTCCGGAATTTTCAAAATACAGAAGCAAGACGACGACAAGCGTATCGCGTTCGGATGGGCGTACCAATGCAAGACCGCCGACGGAACACAATGCGTAGACCACAGCGGCGACATCGTCGACATTTGCGATATGGAAAAAGCCGCGTACCGTTTCGCCAAACTGTACCGAGACGGAAGCGACAACCACGAACGCGGTGGAATCGGCACAATGATAGAGTCGATGGTATTCACCAAGGAGAAAGCGGCAGCCCTCGGCATTCCCGAAGGAACGATGCCGGAAGGCTGGTGGGTCGGCTTTGAAATAACAGACGACGAAGTCTGGAAAAAGGTCAAAGACGGCACATACAAGATGTTCTCCATTGAAGGAACCGCGCAGCGCGTGGAAATTTAATCGATAGACCGAGGCGCGAGACCACTCCTCGCCCTTTGTTTATAAATCTCGCAGAAAGGAGGTAAAGACGCGATGCAGAAACTCGAAAATCTCGAAATTACAAAGGTGGCATTCGTCGAGGCTGGCGACAACAAGAAGGCGGACGTTCTTCTCTTCAAGAGTAAACCTGCAGAACCAGGCATAGACCCGGCACCTGCAGCAGAACCGCCCGTAATCGAAGCAACAGCCGCAGAAGCGAACGTCATGAAGCGCGTACTGCTTGCCATTGGTAAAGCCTTCGGTTTTGACAAGGCTGAAAGTACGGACCCCGAAGGCACACCGCCTGCGAACAACCCAAATCCTGCCGGCAATGAACCGGCAAACAAATCGAAGAAAGGAGTCGATACAGATATGAAAATCGACAAGAGCAAACTCACAGCAGAGGAACTCGCCCAGTATGAAGCTATCGTAGCAAAGGCTGGCACCGAGGAACCCGCAGCAAACGACCCCGCACCTGCTGGCAATGAGCCTACAGGCACCAACACCGACCCTGCTCCT